TTTTTCTGGCTTAGGGTATGCAGCAAGAATGATGTCGTTGAATTGCTTAGCATTGACTTCTTTTTCAATCATAGCCTTTGCCATGATGTCAAATGAATCCATGTACTTATGTGCAAGACCAAGAGTCTCACGAGCAACTTGAATCTTACCTTGTGCGGTCTGTGTGTGACGAATCTTGAATGATTGCTTAACACCATTCTTTTTCTTGATTGAACCAAGAGCAAGATTGAGAGTGTTAGCGCACACAACACGAACAGGTGTGATGCTTGCTTGAATAGCGATTGAGCCGTCATGTGATGTGTTAATAAGTAAATAAGTCTTTACCTTATCTGCAACACCGTTAGGGTCTAGGACTGTTTCACGTTCTAGTGCCAATGCACCGAACACAACACGTCCACCCTTGATTGAGCCAGCGGTTTCCCAACGTCCTCCACCGTCTAGAATGTTATCACCGAATGAGAATAAGTCTTCATTCTGCATTACATGATAACGCTCACCAACGACACCAAGAATGTCTGTCTGTGTTGTATCTGTTGGGTTAGTACGCAAGACGTACTGATAATTTTTGTCACTTGTTAAGTGTGATGGGGTTTCCAAATCTTCCAGACGAACATTCCAGTTAGATAGACTTGCTAGGTCTAACATTTCTTTTGTGGTTTTTTCTTCTGTGAATACGGTACCCAATCCATGCCAAGCGGGTTCACGGAAAGATGCGAATGATGCTTTTCCGTTTTGTGTTTCTAGGTCATGTGCCATGAGTTTTCTTCTTTCTTTTGTAGTTAATCTAAGTATACATGGCAGGGCTGACAAATGCAAATCGGTATAGTTAGACATGGGGCAATTCGGACATTTTCCCTGTGATCTTAAACACATGCTCGTAACTTGACATTGACTGGTCAGCCGTGTCGAAAAAATTTTAAGGAAATTAAAAAAGCAGTTTTACATCGTGCTTAGGATGTTTCGCCACTTATTTATACTGGCTGTACGTTGGCCAGTTTTATTAGTAGCCCCCTACTAAATATCTATGCGGTCAACACTGGATGATAACCAAGAAATATTATCTGAGTTATATTGAACGGTATCAAAATCAATATCGTGAATTACATTCTGTGCAGACTCTTCATCACGAGCATTAACGGTAACTGAATAAAGAACTGTAACTTCCAATTCAAATTCTTTTGTTAGTTCAAATCCGCAAATCTCAGCAATTTCTTCTGCTTCTGTTTCATTGATAGTTCCTGTTTCAAGTGCACTTAGGGTCCACTCTTGCATTTGTTCAACCATACGATTCTTATCTGCAGAATCTGCATATGAACGTTGTGTTACTTTTTGAATGTGTTCTTCTAGTTGGTCAATACGTGCTTTGTTTTGTACTAGTTGTGACTCAAGGAATTCTCGTGTCATGTAGTGTGTATCTGTTGTTACTGTAATTGGTTGGTCCATGGGGGCCTCTTTCTGTTAGTTGGTTTAATTTAAGTATACAGGGCACCACTGACAATTGTCAAGGACCCTTGCGGGGAGCCTTTTTGGATCATGCTCAGGATGTCTGCTTCTTTAGGTCTGCAGGAACCTTGCTCTATAGTATTTATGTTATCGCCCTAATCAGCCTGGCGAAAGTTGAGGGAGGTTTTTACGCCTCCCCCAATTTCATTTATAGATACTGTGCAACCGCATTGTAGGTTGAAGTATTAACTGTTTCCTCATCTGTCATTTTCAGAATACGGATTGCGTTTGAGATTTCTTGCTTCTGCTCACGATAACTGTGCTGATGGAGAGTCTCGTAGTCCTTCTCAGGCTCTTTAGGCAAATCTTTTTCTGTTACTGTCAAGTCAAAGTCAATGTTAAGATTGTTATTGTAGTGACGATAGTTAGTGCGGAAGTTTTCTGCCTTCTTGATGTTTGCTACGGCATAGTCAATAACTTCCTTTTGCCAAGCCTTGCGAGCCTTCTCGTACTTTGCTTCGTTGGCTTCTTGTGAAGTCCAATTTACTTCTAGCGTAGCAAGTGCTGACTCTAGTGCCTTGATTACTTTTGGTGTTGCTATCTTTACTGAGATTGCTTTTTGTCTTGCCATCTGTTTATCTCTTTTCTTTGGTGGTTTAATTGTTAGGGGGTGTGTTGAGCAGTTTTACTTCTTGCTCAGGAATAAGTAATTAGATTACTTTGCTGTCCAAGTTGTATAGCGTGTTGTGCCATTTACATCTAGGGCTACTCGCACATTACCATTTGCCTGTGGTGTAATCTCCTTGATTACTCCTGTGACCTTTGACTTCTGTGTTGTGTATGTGTCGCCTACTTTGTATGTTGCGGTTGCTACTGACATTGTGTTTCTCCTTTTTAGTTTGTTGTATGTATTAAGTATAACATTTCCTACTGACATTTTCCAAATCCCTTTCCTAGATTTCTCACTATTTGAGACGCTTGCGGGTGTGATTTATGTCACAATGGGCTATTTGCCCCCTGCTATGATTAGCATGGTTATTAAGCCTATTACTAATACGATTAAGATTTCCATTTGTTCTCATTTCTTTGAGGCAGAGAATACTATGTCACTCTTAGAGTATACACACAATGAGCAAGAAACACAAGCCGAGCCCTTTGTGCTAATTAGTGGTATCTGTTTATTATTCTCAGGACACTTAGCGGCAGGTCTGCCCATAAGTGCTTTCATGTCTGCTTGCCCTATTAAGAAACTCTTAGCAAGGTATGCAAGACGAATGCCGTGATCTTTTTTTAATTCCACACCTGTATCTTTATTCTCGCTATCTGTGGAATAGTATAGTGAGAGATTTTTAATATCCTTAAGCATAAGGGCTGCAGATTTTACACGGGTATAAACCCAGAATTGTATATCTGTATTATTAAGGATGACATGCTTCCATGCTTGTGTATAGGTATCATTGAAGAAATCTCCGTCCCAGTGGATACGGAATAGTTTAGGGGCATTGCGCTTGTTGCAGTCAATAATAAATTCATCTATCATTTCACTTAGCAACACCTGCATGGTGTCAAGGTCTGCGTCCTTTAGTAACTCCCAGTTATGTAATAAGTTTTTCTTTACTCCAGGGAAGACCTTTTCCAATTTGCCTGCATAGCAAACAGTCTCACAGATAGTCGTTGCACCAGGACATGAATAGGCTTTTCCTGCAGGTAGTCCAAAGGTGTTGGCGATTGTTGCTTGTTTTCCATTAGGTGTGACGGCATTTGCTACTTTCCTATCTTTGCTTCTGAGTAATTGGGACATGGTGGCTACTCGCTTTCTTTCTTTAATTTTAGCATGAGGGACTGACAAATTTTTCTATTGTATTTTTTCTTATTGGGTACGGCAGAGGCAGCGTTAGACCTACGTAATTCCATAAGCCTACGTAATTCCTCTTTAGATTTCTTCATACTTAATTTTACCAAAATCGTGGGAAAATGTCAAATCTTACGTAAACACGACACGCCCGACCTCGTGTCGAAAATTTTGTGCGGGGGAAGCACACAAAATCTTTTTTAGTTATTAGTCACTATCTACATACACGTAGAGAGAGACAAACTCATCATGATTAAATTGCACAACGTTTTTTTCATCAAACTCATCTTTATAAGCAACAAGATAAATGTTACCCGATGAATCAGATTGAATTCCAAGTACCTCAACAATCTCATCTTCAACCATGATTAAATCTTCAATCATGAGTTGATCTGGTGTAAGGTTATCTGCAAATTTTAATTCCATATTTGTTATTGTAACAGTCATTTTAACGTCCTCCCGAAATTGCCATGATAGCGATTAGTATTAGTGCAAAAATAAAAAATGCTTCCATTATTCAAGCCCCAATCCTAACTCATAGCCTGCGTCTTCCTCGCCATAGTATTCATCCTGTGGCAGCCATGGGTCTAGGTGGTGTTGTTCAATAATTGCATGGGCAGGTGCATGACTCATTCCCTTATAGAATACGCCTTCAGGCATTGCAATAAATCGGTCATAGTCCTCATCATAGTATGCATCAATAGCATCTATGCAAGGTTGCACCATAGAAAGTGGAACGGGTGGGTAATGATTACCTTGTAGGTGGTAGCCAATGGCTTGTTCAAGGCTTATGTCAATGTTTTCTGCTAGGTCTGTTGCTGTGTTGTATCCCATTATTTACTTACTACCTTTCGTCCTTCACGATAGAAAGTGCGGGTGTGCATCTTTCCACTTGGCTCAGATAAATTAACTGTTGCGTATTCATCTGCAAATCCCCAATCAATGTGTTTATTAAACTCATCAACGGCACTTAGTGCATCTGCATAGCGACCCGTCCAATGTACTGGCTTGCTATCATAGGCTACTGTTACTGCGTATAGGTATTCATTTTCCATTATGCGTTCTCCTTAGTTTTCCAAAGTAAATCAATCTCGGTGTAGTCTGCCTCTGCGTTATTAGCAAGGTAGCAATTTAAGCAATACAATTCAGTAATAGATACTGCGTTTTCATTACATGCAATACATGTGTCAATCATTATCCTCTACTCCCTTGTGTAGGTCTGCAATCGTGTGCCTCTGTATAGTCAAACCCACAAAAGTAACAATCCATTTTCTCATCACAATTCTTGCAAAAATAAGTAAATTGCATCTCATCACAACAAAAGTGTATCGTGTCGCTAATCTCATAGTGTTGCGTTGTTTCAATTATCATTACGCACCAACCTTTACTGCGACAACCGCATAAAAATCTTTCCCCCATGACTTGATGCTATCTCCGTGTTGAGGTCTAACACGAACACGATAGGCTTGGTATTCTCTACCATACCATGCATCATGACTTTCTGCCTCTTGAATAATTCCGTCAATCTTGCGATTACGGGAACGATAGTATTTTCCTACTAGTAGGTTATCTATTGTATAGGTTAGTGCTGACATTTAGTCCGCCTTTCTTTTCTGTTAATTAACTTATTACTCTGTAATCCTATCATGGGAGGCTGACATTCCTCTACCTACTAGCGAGTAATTCCAAATATTGAGACGCTCAAGCCATGTGATAAATCTCACAAATCCTGGGCCTGTGGATAACTTACGTAACCTGTGGACGACACGCCCGAACGGGTCGAAAATTTTTGAGCAGTTTTCAATCATGCTCAGGATTTTATTTTATTTGTTGCGTTCATCTCGCAATGCGATTTGCAATCTGCGAATTTCTCTTTGTTGTTCAGTATTTTGTTTCCAAAATACAAGCATCATTGAAAGAGATCCACCAAGTGCAATTACAATTGCAATGAGCGTTTCAGTGTCAAGAATCATGCTAACTCGCTTTCTTTATGACAAGCATTGAAAAACTTTACATGGTCAAATCTTTCATTATCGCTTTCAAACATTAAAGAAAACTCGTCCACCAAATCTTCAAAAAGTAATTGGTCACCGATTAAATCCTTAAATCCGTTTAAGATTTCAGCGGTTGCTACATAGTCTTTACGAGTCATCATTATTCGGCCACCTTTAGAATTGCATAAGTGCCACGCTCATTTATTTCATCAAGGACAGGACCGATAGCAGGCACTAGTAAATCTTTTAGCATTGCTTCAAGCATTGCGATTAAATCTGAGTGAGGAATAGCAAGGGCTTGTTGTGCTACTGGGTGAGTTTCATCAAATTCTGTGACGAATTTTAGAGAGTGTTCTATTTTAGTCATTTATTTTATTTCCTATTCTTTTAGTTTGCTTCGGGTGTGTTGAATAAATTAAGGTCTTGCTCCATGCCAAAATCGCATACGCAAGTTTCTACATCATAGGTATCGCCTTCACCAAAAAAGATTAAACCTGTTGAGTGACATTCCTCGCAAGGTATTGTCATTACTGAGTTTATCATTTATAGTGCACGGCTTCCTCTTAGAGTACCGCTAATACCGAGAGAGTCGCAAGCGATTTTTACAGATACGCCAACAGGTAATTGTGTTGGGTATTGTGATACGAATTGAGCAACCTGACCTCGTGATGAGAAGTTGATTTTTTTAGTAGAACCTGAAAAGGTTTCTAGTGTTACAGTGTAAGTCATTTAGTGACTTCCTTTCGTTTGTTTGTATAGTAAGTCTAGCAGGGGGGTCTGACAAATTAGGGCATTTATTCGCTAGGCTCACTGTGATACTGGTCACATTTATTTGCTAGGCTCATTGCCTTATCTGTCCTTATTTAATTGTTATACTAGAAGTATAGCAAGAAAATGTCAAAAAGTCAAATCTTGACACGGCGTGTCGTGTGTGAGATACACCACATTTACCCTGTGTATAACCCTGTGGATAACTTTTGTCGAAATTTTTGACGGGCTAAATGAATAACCCGCCAAGATCTAATTTACAAAGAATAAAGAAAACCAAATACAATCATAGCAATTAGAATAACTAACAATTTATTTCTCCTCAATTTCATTTAGTAATTCCCAAAGTACTGGCTCTAACTCTAACGCTACTGCGTCAAGTTTTTCTTGAAGTGTTTTCATTCTGCAATCTCCAATTCATTTATGTCAGCGACATAGACATTATCTTTATTTATTCCGTATTTTAATTGGAATTGAAAGACATCAATAGCCTCATCATAGGATTCAGCCTCAACATTTATGAAAGCGTTAAACTCATAGACATTCATTATTTAACCTCCTTGTATAGGTAGTCCCATGCCTTACGGCATAAGATTATGGATTGGCAGTTATCGCAACAGATAACACCATGAGGGTTAAGGTCAATGTCATAGACATCAACCATTGCAGTAGTGGCTCCACATACGGAGCGAAGGGGTGCGAATGTACTCATTTATTTAACCTTTCTAGTAGAGATACATACATCATGCATACATGTACCGCTAGGTATGCACATGTCGTGTATAGTGTCGGGGGCTAAGATGACCTGACCGCATTGGCATAGGTTCATCATTCCTTTAGGGTAATCGCTTACAGTAGCGAGTTTAGTCCAAATACTCATTTAGTATTCTCACTTTCTTTTGTAGCATTAGAGATAATTGTGAAAGCCTCAATGCGTTGCATTGCTCTTTTATTCTCTACGAATTTTTTATAGTCTGTTAAGTCCATTACTTAGTCACCGACCAATCTGACCACATAGGTAGTCGTTCCATTCCAAAGTCTAACCAATAGCGGTCAATGTTTTGTTCACAATCTTGGCAGAATGTGTATTGCATGTCTCCAACCTCGGAGATAGCGGAATAGTAAGGGTTATGCTCTACGCATACTGTTGTTTTATCTAATGTAGTCATTGTGACCACCTTTCTTTAAGGGATTTCTGTACCCTTGTTTTTCTTTATACTGTAAGTATAGCAGGGGGGTCTGACAAATTGGAGGGGACAAAAGGTATCAATTCGGACATTGTGAGATTCATCACATGTGATACACATCATGTGGATAACTTGGTCTGACCTGTGGATAACTTTTTTCGACATCCCCTGTGACGGACATCACATCCAGGACACGGCGTGTCGTCTTGACTTTTGGCGGTATTTATGATACCCTTACAGGTATACAATTAAATAACAGGGTAAAACAATGTGACCCAAATCACAAAAATACTTTCCCGACACGCCCGAGAAACAGGCTAATTTGTCAGTGGTAGGTGCTAGAATACTAGGTATAGAGATTAAATAAAGAAAGGTAGTCAGAAATGAATACACTAAATAGAATACAAGCCGAGCAAGCGATTGCTCGCCATGAAGCCCATGAAAAGGCTATGGCTAAATCCCCATGGATTAGAGAGAGCGTCAATGCCTACCGCAACGCTACACCAGAACAAATTGCCGAGGTAGAGGCACTAATTGCTAAGAGAGCAGGTAAGTAAATGACTAACCCTTTTATGACTTTTGCTGATTGGATTGAGGACTATCCAGAAGCAGGAATGATTGTTGCACTATCAACAGTTGTTCTATGCACTATCGCAGGAATTGTGTGGGGTCAGTAAATGAGCGCTATGTATGCACACACCTGCGAGTCATGCGGTGATACAGGTATCATTATTTTTGATGAGGGTACTACACGCATAGACCCTTGCAAGTGTTAGAATAATTAGGTGGCACTAGTATAAGATCTTTGCGAGTACTATACTAGTGTGCTCACTAATTTATTTATTTTTATTTCACAAAAGTATGTATCATACACGTATAGAAAATATTCAGATTTTGGGTAAATCCAATTTATAAAATTTTTCAGATTTTTACGGTATAGAGTATAATCATATATGTGAATAAGATTATAGTTGTAAGCCACAATAGAACTGGCACTAAGTCAACACAAAACTTTTTACAAGACCTAGGATTTTCAGTTGCTCATTGGGGTGGTCACTTTATTCCAACTCAAGAAGCAGACTTAATGACAAAAGAAGAACTATACTCAAACCTAATAAAACTAACATCTCATCTTGATGTTTTTATGGATGTGCCATTTAACCATATGTATAAAGAACTAGACCTAGAATATCCTGGATCTAAAATTATATTAATAACTCGTCCAACACATGAGTGGGTCCTCTCAATAAGAAAAATTCATAGGTTTTTTAAACAAGATGACCCTACTTCATTTTTACAACACCTAATAGATAACTATATAGAAAATGCTCCTAGAAGCATGTCTGCAATAAGTGATGAACAGTTGTCACACGTACATGATTCTTTTATAAAAGATGTTTTTGAATATTTTGATGGTAGAAAAGATTTCTTGCATTTAGATTTATACGATCCAGAAATAGGAAGTAAAATAAAAAACTTTATCAATCCCAACCTTAAAGATGTTAAATTTCCAAAAATAGATTTTTATGGCATAAACCAATCTTAGATTGATTTTAAACGGTATATGATATAATAATTCTATGGCTATACTAAACAACCTAGATAACGACAAACCACTATTTGAGACAGAATCTACTTCTCTGGCTGTAAAGGTTTTTTCAGAAATCTGTTGCAATGGATGTTCTTGCAAATCTGAATCAGATCACAAACCAGAATAACTTTTTGTTATATTTAAAAAACTGAATATCCTAATTTGTCAAAATAAGTATATACGTATTCATTAAACCTAAACTTGTCTAATTCTGGCAGTGTAGGAACATTTAAAATATGAGCCTTAAATGATTGATACATTGGATAAAAATCGGTATATCCTTGAGGTATTACTTTATAAATAATAGAGTGTGGAGTTAAATCAGATACAGACTCCAACGATCTTGACTCAAGAGACCAAAACCATAATGTGTCATGGTTTGGTATATTATTTGAAATTTGTTTTACATTACGAAATATCCAATCAGAATAATGATGTTCATAGTGATCTAGAAATAAACAATCATAGTGCTTGTCTGTAGTATATGTAGATGCATCGGTTATAATAACATTAACCTTTTCGGGCATTGTATTATTAAGTAAAAATATATCTACAATGTCTTGAGATACTTCTAAAACGGTAACAGAGGTAACTTCTGGCTTTGTTGCAATCCATGCTGCTAATATACCGAACCCAAAGCCTGTAAGCATTACATCTCCATATGCCATATCGTACATAGAGTACATCTCTTTAATTTCTTTATTACTGTATGCATCTAATACCATCCATCGATTACCTTGATTGTATAAAAAATATTTATTAGGATTGTGTACTTGTCCTATTTTCTCCAAAGCAATATCTATTTCCTTATATGACATTTCTTTAACAACTATTTTAGGTACTGTATTTAAATCAAACATTTTACCACTTTCCTATTGGGCATTTAGCATTTGCAAGCATAGACTTAGCAGCCATAAAACAACCACACTTCTGACATGTTTGTGTTCTTGGTCTAAAGAATTCACAGGTTTTACATATTTCCAAACGGTATTGAGCAACTTCCTCTGGCGACCTAGGTGATCCATTAAATAAATCCCAAGGCTTAACATCACGATCTTTCTGGTCATCAGACACTAGAATCACGCTCCTTTTGCATCTTTCTATATGCTCCACTAAATGGAAACTTAGTCATTCTACTCATTATTGAAGTAAAAATTTTATTTTTTTCATCTTCGGATCTATAGCCAACAGAATAATCTAACTTCTTTCTTTCAAACGGAATATACAAAGCAAGAGGATCTCCTCTTTTAATCATTACATCCTGACCATCACCATGGTACAAAACCTGCTGATTAATCTCATGATGTATATCTGTATCAATAACTCCAGGTAGAACAGAATAGTCTTTATTAAAGTTATAAAAAAGAGGTAGTTGTAAAACCGACCACCCAGGAGGTGTAATTATAAACCAAGGACAGGCTGTCTTAAAAACAAACTGGCCAGGTGAACCATTAAATGAAGGATCTACAAAATCTAAAAATTGATCATTTGGATGAGCGCTCCACTTTTCAATATTATGTGCTGATTGATCTACTCTCCATTGAGAACTCATTGGATCATGTTTTAATATTGTATCCATCCACATAGGAATAACATATCCTTGTGAAAAGTAATCTGGAAAAGATGGACACTGCTTTACCGATCCTTCTACATTACTAGGAATTGATTTAAACCATTCAGGAATATATGCCTTTGCAGGTTTTGGCATACATTCATTTATTTGATCCAAACCTTGTACAGTTGTAACAAATTTAATCACATCATTCCCCATATATCTATTATAGCCTATGAGGAGATACTTGTCCAATGTTTGACACTGTTAGGCATTGTATGCCTTATGTTGTCAGGGTGAGGTTTGTATACTCTATTTTCGGCTTAACTCGTATTCCGCCGAAATTTGAAATAAAAATAATGTATAATAGTGTTATTATGACAGCAACTGATTGGGCTCAATTTATTCTCGCTTTGCTTTCAATTGGCGCAATTATAATTGGTGCGATTCGCTGGTACATAAAGGTTCAAGTTAAACCTATCGTCGATGCCGTAGAAGATATCCGTGCCGAAACTAAAACCAACGGCGGAACCTCAATGCGTGATGAAATTAAACAAATTAAACTTGAGCAAGAAAGCGCTAGAGAAAAGCGTAAGGCAACTAGTGATAAACTTGATCATATGTATGAAGTTCTTTTAGACTACGTTTCTCGCTCTAAATAACTACTATATACTGTATATGTGATACCTAAAATAATTTGGCAAACCCATGAACCTGAGTACTCAGACCTAAAAGACTACCAATTAAACGTAATATCTACCTGGAAAAACTTAAATCCTGGTTGGGAGCATCGATATGTTAGTGCTAAAGAAAGAAAAGAAACTGTAAAAAATTTTGATAGTTTTTTATATGAATGCTATTTAGAGTCTAACGGTGTAAATCAATCAGATGTTTGGAGATTGATTGCTATGTATGAACATGGTGGAGTCTATGCAGATATGGATTCAGTATGCATAATGCCAATCGACGACGTTATTTTAAAAAAATATAGTGGTGAAGAAATGATTTGCACCCCTCCAGGATATCAAACAGGAATGTGGGATTTATGTTCAAATAATGCTAATTTTGCTGCAGTAAAAAATAGCACAATAATAAAATCAATGTTAGATAAAATAATTTTTAAATATAAGCAAACCTCATGCATTCTAGAACTAAATGGTTTAGAATTATCATCGCTTCACCCAGGCGATCCTTGTTGGAAAATTTTTTGTGATATATGCATTAAAAATAAAAATAAGATTTTATTTAATACAGACTACTCAAATCATGCAGGTGATTATAAAACTAACTTTGACCAAAATACTATTGTAGAGTATGATAATAAAAAAATTAATTATTTAGAGTTATGTAAAAATAATAACTGGTCTATATATTAACTATATATAAGATATCTTTAAAAAACTTAACTATAGTATATTCTTTTCTTTATATATTTAGTATACACTATTCAATACCTGGTTAAAATAGACTTATAGTTACAAAACGGACATATAGGAATATAACAATTTGATAACAATTTAATATATAACTTTTTGTTATACTTTTATGTGTACTGGTATAAATTAATGTTATAATGTTAGGGCTGGCACTCTAGGTTCTACCCCCACCCCACTGCGCTTAGAGTGTCCAGTTATGAATTATGGTATAATCTAATATTATGTGTACTCCTACAACCGAAAAACTTGGTGCAACACCAGCCAACATCCAATGGAACGTTGTTCGTGGAGATACGGCAACCCTTAAGGTAGAGTTTTTTGAAGATGATGAAACTACCCCATACGAGACTACCGCTTGGACATTTATAGCAACATCCTATGATCCAGTATCTGATGCCCTAGATTTATTAACGGTAGAGTCCTATGAAGACGGTGTTATTTATATTATTGCAAAAGCAAACATTACAAAAAACTGGGGACTTGGGAAATACAAGCCAGTTGTTGCAGAGTTAAGGTTTGACCTCCAGGCTACACTTCCTGGAGATGGGGTATCTGGCGGTGGCGGAGATGAAGTTACTAAATGGACTCCAGTTGTTGGAACAATTTGCGTAATAGGTGATGTAAGCGGTACGCTATGATAGTTATAGTAACTCCCGCTCAAGTAAATATTCCTCCTGTAATTAAAGTTGGAACTAAGGTTTACAGAACACAATCAAGGTAGTCCATGGCAAAGAACATGGAATCGCCTCAACCTTTAAGAAAAAAAAATTATTTAGATGCTGTTCAATCTTCAAATCCACAAGAATTAGATAAACAATATATTGCCGTTCCTGGTCTTCAAGGAGCAACTGGATTAACAGGCCCCAAAGGAGATAAGGGCGACAAGGGTGACATAGGCTCTCAAGGCCCACAAGGAGAACGTGGTAGGACTGGACCACAGGGAGAGCGTGGAGAGCCTGGTAAAGGCGGAGAAGGCTATGATTCACCCTCTAGACAATATCCAGGATGGGTATACTATAAAAATGGATCAGACAAACTTAATATTTTAGGACCACAAAGAGGGGATGATGGTTGGGTATCTCTTAATTTTTACCCAAACCTTGAATCTTCAAACCAAGAATATATTATGAAAAATAGTAATGAACTTTGGTTATCAGATACCAACATGTTTAACTTTAAATCATTAAAATTAGGGGCTAAGGTTGATATAAGATATGACTTTACAATAGCCACTGATTCAAACTATACAGAGTTATGGATTAGAACTTTTAATGAAAAATATTCAAATTCTCCTACCTCATATGTAGCAAACCTTAAATATCAGTATTCTTACGATATGTCATTTTTTCAAACGTTATATATCGATGACCAAAGAATTAAAGGTTATGGAGCAAGACCACAGGCAAGAACAGATTCAGAAAGCACTTTATGGCTAAAGGGCATCTATATTTCGGTTTGTTAATGGTATAATAAAGCAGGAGGAATAATGGCATTTCCAGGTACATATAATTTTAGTTATTACCGTGGTGACACGTATCAATTTATAGTCCGTCCAAAAAATGCAAATGGAACAGTTTTTGCCCTTGATGATTATTCCGATGGAGCATTGTTTACAATAGCAAATAGACGTGGTAGCACTGGAACACAGGTTTCAGCAACAGCGACTGTTGATACAACTAACCATATAATTACTTGCACAATCACACCAGAGCAAGGACGAGAACTTACTGCTGGAACAACATATGTTTATGACGTACAAATTGAAAATGGTGCAAGCATTGTTTATACTCTTCTTACTGGTTCAATTACAGTAACAGATGATATTACTGGTGCAGTTTAATGCCAGATGTTGTGTTATCAAATGATGATTTAACAGTTCTTGCAGGACCATCAACAGTTGAACTCCTTGTTGATATAGGTCCAACTGGGACAAGAGGTAGTAAGTTTTTTGTAGGTGTTGGAAATCCAAACTCAGTTACACTATCAACTAAAATATTAAACGACCTATATATTAACTCTGCTCCAGGATCAGATTACGGATATTTATATCAGTATGTTTCAGAACCTGGCGGGGATACTTGGGTAGAGGTTTTAAAGTTAAACCCCACAATCTACTCTAAACTACATACAGTAAATTTTGTTTCTGGAACAAGTGCATATGCTGGAGGTGGATCTGTAGTTATTCCAATAACAAATATATCTACTGCATCTGGACTTACCGCTGCAAATTTTAATGTTCAATACTCAATTCAAAATACAAAACCATTAGCCTCTTCTCTTTCATCTGTTACCGTATCTGGTACAAACTTAGTCATAAACCTTGAGGCTTCTGAGTATGATGGAACTTGGGGTGCATTTGATGCAGAGGTTTCAGTTCACATTTTTGTATCGGTTATGATATAATGGACGAGGTGAAATGACATGGCAGCAGAATCAATAGGAGCAATATACTCCACAAAAATTCCAGGGTATGCGGACAATGCTGATGTTCAGGCTGCATTTAAATTATATCATTATGGTTCAACAGATTATAATACTGCAAATGCTAATACCGCAAACCTAGTAAACCCGTCTATTGCATACACATTAAATGACCTTCAAGGACAAATTACTGGACTTGATCCAGCAGGATCTGTTTCAAAATCTATTATAGATGCAAAAGGAGACCTACTTGTAGGTTCTGCAAATGATACAGTAGATAATCTTGCTGTTGGAAGTAATAACTTTGTATTAGTTGCAGACTCAGCCCAAACACTTGGAATTAAGTGGGCAGCACCTGCAGTAAGTTTAGATAATTCTGTAACATTAACAAATAAAACACTTACATCTCCAGTAATCACTACACCAACCTTATCACTGTCTACATCTTATTCAACTGATGATTCAAAAATATCTTGGGATTCTACAAATAAAGTTTTACAGGTTGGTAATGGGTCTTCTGTATTAAATGTTCCATCATTTTCTGTTAATACAACGGCAAAAACAGCAGCATATACCTTAACACTTACAGATCAAAACACTTTAATTCAAATGAATGGCGCCTATGCATTTACAGTTCCACTAAATGCAACTGTTGCATATCCAAATGGAACACAGGTTCACTTAATTGCTCTAAGTTCTGATGTTACGGTTTCTTTTACAAGTGGAATAACTTCATATGCAACTCCAGGAACAAAACTTCGTGCAGCAGGATCAATGGCAACATTGATAAAACTTAACACAAACACCTGGGTACTTGCAGGAGATTTGATTGCATAATGCCAATTCCAGGAGTAACGGGATCTGCTAACGGAAGACAGCCTTCTGTCCCAACAATTGGTTCAGCAACTGGTGGAAATGGATCAGCATCTGTTTCTTTTACAGTACCAGCATATCTAGGTAAACCAGGAGATAATAATTTATATACTGCAACATCTTCTCCTGGCTCAGTTACAGGTTCAGCAACTTCTACTCCAATATCTGTTTCTGGATTAAGCAATGGAACTTCTTATACCTTTACGGTTGATGCAAAAACAAGAACCTCATCAAATAATGCTATTGCAACATCTTTAGCATCTTCTTCAAGTAATTCAATTACACCAGTAGCACCACCATTCTTCCCACCATTCTTTCCGCCATTCTTCCCGCCATTCTTCCCACCTTATTTCCCTAATTTCGTTGCTTGCGGATGTGCGGTTTACTCTACCTACTGTGATTATCCACATATCAGAGGCCGTAGATGGGATCCATGTAGTGGTAATCCAGTGGGCCAGGGCTGTAGCACAGTTATATTAGAAGAATTTGGTTGTGAATAATTATGATATACTTTAATAAATAAAAAAAATAATATAAAAAATACCTCCAAGGACAAAATCCAAGGAGGTTATTTTTTTATATAAAACTATTTAGGAAATTTATTCATCCACATTCTAGTTTTAGGTGTTATGCCCTTCCAAGAAGACCAATCTTCTCCACCCCTAGACATGTAGTATGCAATCTCAGCATTTTTGACGGGATTGAATAATTCAGCGTTAGAGTCAAGATCAAACTTATCTCGTCTATCTGGACCCAGTGTATCAATCATATTAATTTGAAACATCCCATAGGATGAATCTCCAGTCTTATGGTTTCCGTTAAATGCTAAGGGACGACCATTAGATTCTTTCTTGGCAATAGCCCATGCTACTACTAAGTCGTTGCCTTTAAATCCCACCAAAGAAAGCAACTTCTTTAATTCAAGATCTGTAAGATCTGTTTTGTTTTCATAACGTTCTAACATTTTTGCTTTAGAAACAACAAAAGCCACCTTGTGGGTGGCAGCAGGGTTTTCAGCCTGTTTAATTAGTAAGTTGTTTTCCGTAGTTGATGCATTAGCAAAGTTGCTAAATGGTGCCACAACTCCAACCAATGCTAGGATTCCAATCCAAGCCTTCTTGTCTCTTCTCATAATAATAACCTCCTAGAGAACAAATGCTACCTACTGGTAGCATGTATTAATTATAACATGAATTTGGCTTCAAAGTCAAACTTTAGGTAACATTTCTATAACTTTTTAATTTTTTGTGCGGGAAGTGGTATAATAATAAGTACTATGGCTACTGGTGCAACTGATACTTATGATCTTCCTTATCCCGTTTTAAGTGACCCTGTAAACGTTCATGAGGATATTCAGTCACTTGCAGAACGACTAGAAGATATTTTATCTAATGTTGGCGTTCCGTTTATTTCTTTAGAAGTTAGAAATACAACAGGTTCAACAATTGCAAAAGGAACTCCTGTATATATCTCAGGGTACACAACAAAACCATTAATTTCAAAATGCGACTCAGATGATTTAACAACATTCCCAGTTGTAGGAATAACACAAGCAGCAATTTCAAATAATACAAACGGAGTAATAATTGTTTCTGGAGTGTTTGAGGATATTAACACTTCTTCTTATACCGCTGGAAATATACTCTATGTTGCAAATGGTGGAGGTTTGACAAACTCAATTCCTACTGGTGGATCAGGGGCTGTAGCGGTAGTTGCTAAATCAAATGCCTCAACTGGAATTATTATTGTTGGTCAGCCAAAGGGTAATGGAACTTGGGGGGCATTAAAAAATGGACTTGCTTAATGGTATAATTTAACAATGGCCGTATATAGAAACCCCAATGAGACTTCATTAGATCCTCAGCCAGTTGCTACCCCTGTTTCAACATACAATGTTGGAAACATACCTCCACTTGTTAATTGGACCTGTGTAATTGGAGATAGTGCCTCCTTTAGAATTTATGTTGAAGATGACCTAGGAGACCCGTTAGACTACGATACAACCTCTGCTGGAGACACCGAAGGTTGGGATATTTCTGGAGAGTTTAGACGATACTCTGATAATACTGGAGATGATTTACTTTTTACAATTTATCCAGACCAAACAGAATTTGATGAAGAGGGAGAGTTTACTGTTACATTGACCTCTGCACAGTCTAAGATTTTAAGAACAGGTGATGTTTTTGATATTCAATTAAGAGATGGTGCTACTCGTGTTTGGACTGTCTGTCAAGGTGAAATGATTATGATCGGTGAAGTAACAGAACAAGACACGGTAAGTTAATTATGGCAGAAACCAATATAACTAATATTGGCAGAAGCCAAACTATATCTGACATAAAACCAACAATAACAGCAGAACATATACCTACGCACTCTTCATTAATTTCAACCATTGCTTTTGCAATTACAGCAGCAACAATTTTGATATCTCCAACAATTGAAAACATATCAGGTTCTGTTGGATCTTTAGTAACTGCAGACTATCCTAAAACAACAACGGTAACAGAAATACTACCATTTAGATTAACTATAACCAATATTGGTATTGAAGGATATAGAGCAGATAATCCCCCAGGTATTGGGGTTCAGGTAATTGGTTTCTCTAACTATATACTTTAAAATCTATGATATAATTCAGACATGGCGAAAATATCAATTGCAAGCGTAAAGGCCCTGTTTCAGACAGGTGATAGACCAACTCAAGCAGACTATGTTGATTTAATTGATACCTCTGCAGCACAAGCAACAGACCTAGGTTCTGCGGGTAACAATGAAGTAACAATTACTGGCATTGAGTCTAGCACAATATTTGATAATTTTTATACCACAGAGTGGAGATCCGTTAAATACGTGGTCACATTAAGCAAGACTGGTTCAAACAAGTACTACACAACAGAGTTAACCATAGTTCCTGATTCTACAAATGTAAATGTCAGTGAATATGGAACAGTAGACAATGATGGGAATATTGGCACCGTTAGCGTCTCTATGGCAGGAACGACAGTTTCACTAACTATAGTTCCTGTGGGTGGGCAGACCCCTATAACCTTACGCTACATGCGTACTGGTTTGAAGGCTTAACCAAGGAGATAATAAATGGCAACAGTAACAAAAGATTTTAGAGTAAAAGCAGGACTGGTAGTTGAGGGATCAACTGCGACTGTTAACACCCATGATATAGTTACAAAAGAAATTTTTGACGCAAAAGGTGACTTGGTAGTTGGTACAGGATCAAACACTGGTATCAGATTAGCCGTTGGTGCAACTAACGGACACGTTTTAACAGTAGACTCAAGCGAAGCAACAGGATTAAAGTATGCAGCACCAGCAGCAGTTGGTGTATTTACTTCAAGCATTCTTTTTGAAGGTGCAACAGCAGATGACTTTGAAACAACTATTGCAGTAACAGATCCAACAGCAGACCGCACAATAACATTTCCAGATGTAACAGGTACAGTAGTTACAACTGGTGATACTGGAACAGTTTCAGCAACAATGCTTGCTTCAGATTCAGTAACTACCGTAAAAATTACAGATTTAAACGTAACTACAGGAAAACTTGCTGCAGGTGCAGTAACTACAGCAAAAATTACAGATGCAAATGTAACTGCTGATAAACTTGCTGCAGATGCAGTAACAACTGCAAAGATTCTTGATTCAAATGTTACAGCAGCAAAGATTGCTTCAGACGCAGTAACAACTGTAAAGATTCTTGATGCAAACGTAACAGATGCAAAACTTGCTGCAAACTCAGTTACAAACGCTAAGATTGCAGATTCAGCAGTAGACACAGCAGAGATTGCTGCAAGTGCTGTAACTGCAGTAAAACTTGCTACAGATGCAGTTGAAACATTAAAGATTAAAGATGCAAACGTAACTGCTGCTAAACTTGCTTCAGATGCAGTAGAAACAGCAAAGATTGTGAATAGCGCAGTAACAGAAGCCAAGATTGCAGACTCTGCAGTAACATCTGCAAAGATTGCAAACGGAACAATTGTTAATGAAGATATTAGCGCAACAGCAGAAATTGCTCAGTCAAAGATTTCAGGCCTTACAACATCACTTGGTGACAAACTAGCACTTGCTGGTGGAACAATGTCTGGTGCAATCGCAATGGGTACATCTAAGATTACAGGTCTTGGAGATCCAACATCTGCACAAGATGCAGCAACAAAGAACTATGTAGATACAACAGTTCAAGGTATTGACTGGAAGGCATCAGTTCGTGCAGCAACAACTGCAAACGTAACACTAGCATCTGATCTTGAAAATGGAGATGTCCTTGATGGCGTAACTCTTGCTACTGGAGATCGTGTTCTTGTTAAGGATCAGTCAACTGGTTCAGAAAACGGTATCTACGTCGTTAAAATATCTGGTGCTCCAGATCGTTCAACTGATGCAGATGCAGGTGCAGAAGTTACTGCAAACTTTGCGGTATTCGTAGAGCAAGGAACAGTAAACTCTGACTCAGGATTTACACTAACAAATAATGGTTCAGTTACAGTTGGTACTACAGCACTTGTCTTCACACAGTTTACTGGTCTTGGACAAATTGTTGCGGGTACAGGATTAGACAAGACTGGAAACACTCTTGATATTGATTCAACAGTAGTAACACTAACAGGTACACAAACTCTTACAAATAAGACACTGACATCACCAACACTAACAACTCCTGATCTTGGAACTCCATCAGCAGGAACACTTACAAATGCCACTGGTCTTCCAGTAGCAACTGGTATCTCAGGTCTTGGAACTGGCGTAGCAACATTCCTTGCTACACCATCTTCTTCAAACCTTGCAGCAGCACTAACTGATGAAGCGGGATCTGGAACAGTAGCATTTACTACTAGCCCAACTTTTGTTACACCAACTCTTGGTGCAGCAGCAGCGACAAGCATTGCTTTTGCAGATGCCCTTGTTGGTTCTGCTCTAGCAACTGCATCAACATCAGCAACCACAATTGATACATGGTCAGCAACAACATATTCTGCTGCTAAGTACATTGTCCAAATGAAAAAGGGTAATGACATTGAAGTAATTGAAATGCTTGTTGCAGTTAATGGAACTAACGATGTTTACGTAACAGAGTACGCTGACGTAATTAGCAACGCTGAACTAGGAACAACAAATGCAGTTTATTCTGCAGGAAATGTTCTTCTTCAGGTAACTGGAGCAGCAGCAGATACTTCTGTTAAAGTTCACAAGATTTATATTGAAGCATAACTAATAGAATAGAGGCTGGGAATGGCAACTGTAAATAAAGACTTCAGAGTAAAGCATGGGCTAAATGTAGCCGAAGGCGGTACTTTTGGATCACCTGTCACAGTTGCCACCCCAACCGAAAATACACACGCAGCAACAAAACTCTATGTAGATAGTAGAGAAGTTGTTGTTGCCCAAGGTAGTACACCACCAGTTGCTGGATCTTCAACAAATGGTGAACTTTTTATTGATACTGCTGAAAATAGACTTTTGTTTTATTACAGCGGTCAATGGAATACCCTTGCACTACTAGATGACACAATTGACCTAGCGCAACACATCCACGATACAGCAATTGGTGGAACTGGCTTAATTGTTTCAACTTTTAAAGATGCAGGGTTTTACAATGAGGCTGGTGCTGAAGAAGATGCTGGTTTCTATAATACTAACAGTTGGTCTGTCACATATGATGGCGGAATTGCAACAGAAGTATACAATTAAAATCTGATATAATATGACTATACACCAATGGAGGAGTAAATAATGGCAACAAGAATGCAACAGCGTAGAGGTACCGCAGCACAATGGGTATCTTCTAACTCAGGCAATGGTCCAATCCTAAATGCTGGAGAAATCGGCTGGGAGTCAGACACAAATAAGTTTAAAATTGGTGATGGAGTAAATTATTGGGATGACTTGGAATACTTCTTTGACGTTGCCGATACTGGTGGAAACATCGATGACTATGTTCCACTAACACAAAAGGGCTTAGCCAGCGGTGTTGCAGCACTAGATGCAGACAAAAATGTAGTAGTCCCTGGAACATCTATTATTGTTGAAGGTGCAACAGATAACACAAATGAAACAACCCTAACTGTCGTAGACCCAACCGCTGATCGGACTATAACATTCCCTGATGCAACTGGAACAGTAGCAATCCTTGATGCAACTCAGACTTTTACAAACAAGTCAATCTCACTTGGTTCAAATACAGTTACTTCAACACTTGCTCAGTTAAATACTGCAGTATCTGATGCTGACGTAGCCTCTCTCGCAGGAACAGAAACTTTAACAAATAAAACTTTAACTTCACCAACATTGACTACCCCCGCACTTGGTACACCTGCTTCTGGTGTTCTTACAAATGCGACAGGACTACCAATATCAACTGGCGTAGATGGACTTGGAACAGGAGTTGCAACTTTCTTAGCAACACCTTCTTCTTCAAACTTAGCAGCAGCAGTTACTGGTGAAACAGGTTCTGGTGCTTTAGTATTTGCAACATCACCAACATTGGTAACACCAAACATTGGCGTAGCATCTGGTACATCACTAACACTTACTGGTGACTTAACAATTCAAGGAACTACCACAACTATTGAGTCAACTACCCTTGTAGTAGATGATAAGAATATTACTCTTGGAGATGTAGCAACTCCTTCAGATGTAACTGCTGATGGTGGCGGTATCACATTAAAGGGCGCAACAGATAAGACATTTAACTGGGTAGACGCTACAGATGCTTGGACTTCATCAGAACACATTAATCTTGCTTCTGGAAAAGCCCTTTACCTAAACGGTACATTGTTAAAAGATGCTACAGAAACATTAACAAATAAAACTCTTACTAGCCCAACACTTACAACTCCAGTACTTGGTACACCTGCTTCAGGAAATCTTACAAATGCAACCGATCTTCCACTAGCAACTGGTATTTCAGGTTTTGGTACAGGAGTAGCAACATTTTTAGCAACACCATCATCTGCAAACCTTATATCAGCAATAACAGATGAAACTGGAACTGGATCTCTTGTATTTTCTACAAGCCCAACACTTGCTACACCTATTATTACACAGGCTCAGGCAACTCCATCTTTCACTTCTAATGCTTATACACTAGTTGCTGGAGATGCTGGTAAATTGCTTCTTGCTTCTAACTCAACAACAGCAGGAACAGTAAACATACCAACAGATGCAACTCATAACTTTGCAGTTGGAACTTTAATTACTATCCTTCAAACTGGCTCTGGTCAGTTAACAATTCAAGCAGCATCATCTGGAACTACCACTCTTACATCAACTGGAGCAACTCCTGCTTCACCAAAGTGTAGAGTACAAAACTCTGCTATTACATGTGTAAAAACAGCAGCAAATACTTGGTACGCAATGGGAGATCTTTCATAATGAGAATACTTGGGGTTGTATCATCATCTGCAAAAGGCGCTCCTGGAGCACCAACTATTGGAACAGCAACAAATGTTGGAACAGGACGAGCATTTAACAACGGTTCTGCAACAGTAACATTTACTGCTGGATCTGGAGCAGCAGCAACATCATTTACTGCAACATCTAGTCCAGGTGGATATACAGGAAGTGGAGCATCTTCACCAATTACAGTAACAGGATTACAGTCTAATACTGCTTATACATTTACAGTAACTGGAACAAATGCATCTGGAACTGGTTTAGCATCTGCTGCTTCTAATTCTATTACTGCTACTACGGTTCCAGAAACAATGTCCGCACCAACACCAACTGCTGGTGTTAATTCAAACTCTATTGCTTTTACCGCCCCAGCAACTGGTGGATCTGCAATTACATCATTTACAGTTACTGGCAGTGATGCTACTACTGGAACAGGTGCTACTTCTCCAATTACTATTGCTGATACTGGTGGAACTTCTCAAACTTATACAATTACGGCAACAAATGCAAATGGAACATCGGCTGCCTCTGCTGCATCTGGGTCTATTACTACTTTATCACCATTCTTCCCTCCATTTTTCCCACCGTTCTTCCCATTCTTCCCACCGTTCTTCCCTCCATACTTCCCTAATTTCGTTGCTTGCGGATGTGCGGTTTACTCTACCTACTGTGATTATCCACATATCAGAGGCCGTAGATGGGATCCATGTAGTGGTAATCCAGTGGGCCAGGGCTGTAGCACAGTTATATTAGCAGAATTTGGTTGTGAATAATTATGATATACTTTAATAAAGGAGAAAAATAAATGGCTACTTCTATAACAATATATGTTGAAGATGAAAAAGTTACTACTGTTACATTTCCAAACAATGGAGTTTTATTTTACGAAAAAATAATTCATGCTGCTAAGAACAATTCGACAATTGTTGATATAACAAATATGGAAAATTATCCAGTTGAAGGTATGGCTTTTGAAAATAATGTTTTTATTGAAACAGAAGAACTTAAATTTATAACTAATCCAGGTCTATCTAATTCAACTACTTTTGCATTTGTTGTTAACGGTATTTATGTTGCTACTGAAGGTTTTGATACTTTAGAAAGCCCAATGTTTATATCAGCATATCAAAGTAATCCAAGATTTGAAGTTTTAGAGGATGTTGAAAGTATTTATTTTTAATAAATAAAAAATGGGGGATGCTTTAAAGTGAGTGAAGATAAATCACCATGGCAAAAATACAAAGAGAATATTGAAGAATATAAAAAAAATCTAGGCGATGCAAGACCATGGGACTTAATAAATCCAAATGTAGAAAAGTCTTCTGAAGAAGAAGCCTCAAGAAGGCTTGAAATATGCAGGTCTTGTCCTGAATTAACAAAGCATACAGAGCAGTGTAAAAAATGTGGATGCTTTATGGCGGGTAAGGTTAGAATAAAAAAGGCTTCTTGTCCTATAGGTAAATGGTAAGATGGTATAATAAATATAGAATGGGGGCTATATGTATAATGCAGAAGAAAATCCTTGGTTTACAAAAGACAGATCCGAGTCTATATCAAAAAGAATAGATAGAGTATTCAATGACATAGATGTGTCCAACCCAGCACTTGGGTTAAATATTTATAAAAATGCTATAAATAAAGAGGATATCTCTTGGATTATTGATACTCTTGAAAATAATCTTTCTAACGGGGCAGAGTATTCATGGAAGGAAGCACAGGTAACAAATTCTAATCAACCAATTAAGGCTGCAAGAGACTGTTCAGATTTTAAGTTTAGCGATAGAACATTAGGTTCAAAAAATGACTCAAACAAAGATTTATTTGATGTTTATGATAAAACATATAACATTGTAAAAAAGTGTGTTGATGACTATGCATCTTATTGGGGAATTGGTGTTGTTTATTATGAAGCATTTAATTTTGTAAAGTACGAAGGCGAAGGCCAAGAGTTTAAAATACATGCAGACCATGGACCACACTACAATACTACAGTTTCAATAGTTGTCTACCTTAATGATGATTATAAGGGTGGAGAATTATATTTTCCAAGACTTGATAAACTTACATACGCTCCCAAAGCAGGAGATATTGCAATATTTCCATCTAACTATATATATGAACACGCATCATTGCCAATGAAATCTGGAATTAAATATTGTGTAGTTATTATGTCAGACATAAATCTTTTAGGTCATTCAGGAAAATAAATCATGTATAATAAAAATAAAAGGGGATTAAATTGAATACAGAAAATAATGCAAAACAGCCTTGGAGCAGTTATGAAGAAATATCTCCAGGGATATTTGTTTATCATGATGTTTTGCCAAAAGAACTAGACCTTATAAATAGACTTGAATCAGTTTTAAGTAACAATGCAAAGTACGCTTGGCAAGAAGCCTTTGTTGGGTATAGACAAAGAATGCCAGAATACAGAGACTGCGTTGACTTTAAATTTAAAAAAACAGATATGCAATATGATAAGTCTGAAGAATCTATAAAACTTCAAGAGATTTGGCAAGATTGTTTTGATAGACAAAGTTTAGCGGTACAGGATTATTGTCACAAATTTAATATAAATGGTTTAAAATATTGGGAAGCATTCAACTTTATTAAATATGAAAAAGGACACCACTTTATGGAACATCATGACCATGGGTTTTCATATAACTGTACTGTTTCACTTGTTGCATATTTAAATGATGATTTTGAAGGTGGAGAACTTTTCTTTAGACTGCAAGGAATAAACTATATTCCAAAAGCAGGAGATGTTGTTTTATTTCCTTCTAATTTTATGTATCCTCACCAAGCAAAGGTTGTTCATTCTGGAACAAAATATTCATTAGTTACAATGCTTGACTATAGTGAAAAGTTTCATACTCCTGAAATGTATAAAGAAACTGGATCTTAATGTCAGTTATAAAGTGTTATAAAAAAACACAAATAACACTAAATATTACTCCAATGTCTATTAAAAGAGACTGGATGGATGAAACTCCACAAGGACATGCATATAGATGCCATCCAGTAACCTCTGCCAATGTTATTGGCTGGAACATATCTTGTCCAGTAGATGTAAGGTTTATTTGGAACGGTATAAATGATACAAGTGCAAATAATGTAACGATATTAGAAGGTGAACAATTTACTCAAACTGGAAGAGGCCAATCTACTGTTAGTTTTAATACAAGGTTTATGTTAAGAACAGAAAACAATATGAGCGTTTTTACAATTAATCCACAAAACTATTTTAACCCTGACATAGAAGTGGTATCTTCTTTAATTTCAACATCTTTTTTAGATACAGACTTTCCACTAGCAATTAAATGCAAAACGGCAAATAAAGAAATAATTATTAAATCAGGAACTCCAATAGCAACAATAATACCGATATCTCTAACCTCTTTACAAAATGAATCTGTGGAGATGTTTAACTTTGAATCCACACAAGAATATTTTAAAAAGTTGAAGTCATATGGTGAAGCAGCACAAAAGATTAATCAATCTGGAGAATGGACTGACTGGTATAGAAATGCAGTAAATGAAAAAGGGGAGTCTGTCGGATCTCATGAAGTAAAAAATTTAAAACTTAGCGTAATTGACAATACGGGTAAAATAAAATGAAAGTAATTAAATTTATAAGTAATAGACCTTGGCTAACAAAAGAAAGCAAGTCAAAGCCAGAACCTGTTTCAAAGACAATTCCAGAATGGTATAGCGATGCTGATAGATTTGCAAAAATGCCAGATGGACAGTATTGGGTTGGTCCAGATAGTGGCAAAATTCCTACATGGAAGGCTTGTCCAGCAATTCTTGATATTCTAACAACTGGATATAATCTTTTAACTCCATGCGATATAGAGTTTTTTTTAGATAGTGCTGGTCAAATTGATCTAAACATTAAAGATCCATTGTATAAAGATTTTGTTACAAGACGAACACCCATGGCACAATTTTATCACCCAGAAGGATATTATGAGTACCATTTTGCCTGGATGCCTGATTGGGCAGTGAGCGTTCCAGATGGATATAGCGTATTATATGTATCTCCATTTAATAGGTATGATCTTCCGTTTATGACTGTATCGGGAATCATTGATAATGATAAAGTAAAATTACCTGGATCTTTTCCATTTTTTATAAGACATGGGTGGACTGGAATACTTCCAGCAGGAACGCCATATGCTCAACTTCTTCCATTTCTAAGAGAAAACTGGAAATCTGAAATAAGTATTCCAACTGTCTCAGAAATGACAAAAAATAATATAGATAATAGTAAAAAATATCGTATTCCAAATGGCGGGGTTTATAAAAAAGAAGTTTGGACAAGAAGGCTATACGAATGAGAAATGGTATAATAAAAACATGACAGAAGAAATTCAAAATAAAAATATGGTTAAGTTTGGTTCTATAACACCACCTGGGTTTTTTGGATCAGACGCAAAGCACATTCAGGCTAGAGAAAACTTCATGACAAAAGAAGAACATGAGTTTTTATTGGATGCTGCAAAAAAAATAACAATCTGGGATGTAACTGAAACACACTACAATGAAGACGGGGTTGTTACATACGACTCAGATTATTGGAAAGATAGGGTAGCAACTGCTCCAACTTTAAATAAATTAGATCCTAAAATATCTATTATTATTGCAAATATGGTTAAAAGATTTAAAAAAGATGTAGATACTTATTTTGAAGTAGATGCTAAAGAAACAAGTCCAGCAATTGTAAGATGGCTTCCAGGACAACTGCAGATGCCACATGCTGATAAACAACTGTCTAATGGAGAACCAAATGATTTTCCTTGGTTTGATCTAGCAGGATTGTTTTATCTTAATGATGATTATGAAGGTGGAGAATTATATTTTCCAAATCAAGGAATTGAGTTTAAGCCAAAGCCAGGAGCAGCATATTTTTTCCCAGGCGACTTAAACTATGTTCATGGAGTTCGTGAAATTACTAGTGGTATTAGATATGTAATTCCATTCTTTTGGACAATTCAAAAACATACTGGAAGTAGGCAACCATAAAATGAATCTAAATAATAAAAATAGAATAACAAAAGATATTGTTGTTTATGAAAACTTTATTGATGCAGAAACTGCTGCAAAACTTGTAAAAGTTTTAGATAAGCATGTAGAAGTTGGAACAATATCCTGGATGCCAATATCTTTTTATGAGTCTTATTCTTCAGTATTGCCAGAAGATAATGATGAGCATGTTATTAGCGAAGGCTTGCCAAGCGATATATTTTCACAAATGAAAAAAGGAATTATTGATGCTGTTGCAAGTGTTCATGATCTTGACCCAAAAATAATTTCTCAAATTGGATATCACACACAAAAGTGGGAGCCAGGAGCATATGCAAGAAAGCATTCCGACAACACAGACGAACATGGTCACTCTGGTGCTTTTACAAGAAGTAGATACGCAGCCTTTCTATATTTAAATGATGACTTTGAAGGTGGAATGTTGAAATTTCCAGACCAAAAAATAAGTTTAAAGCCTAAAGTTGGAATGCTTGCTGCATTTGACGGGGGATTTAACAATATGCATGAAGTAACTCTCATTACCAATGGCGTTAGATATACTATTGGTTCTTTCTGGGATGACAGAGAAGAAGATGCATACCCACAAGAATTAAGAGATGCTTGGGCAGAAGAAATGAAAAAAATTAGAGATGCACAAAAAATTGAAAAAGAAGAATGGCAAGAAATTATAAAAGAAGGATATAAACTTGACATGAACGGCAATAGATATAAGATAGAAGATTTGTAAAAATGTCTAATATCTTAAAAGAACAATTAAAAAAAAATAACTTTGATATTGAAGAAATTTTTAGTGATGTTCTTTTAGTAGAAAATTTTTTATCTGAAAAAGAAATATCAGAAATATTTAGCATTATTAACAAAACTACAGAAGAGTCTTGGTCTATAGAATACCATGCAAATCTAAAATCTTTTTGTATAGAAAAGTTTGGAAGAGATGATGTAGAAAATTTAGTTGAAGAAGGAAAATTTGAAATAACTCAAAATTGGAAAGATAAAAATCTTAATATTCATAATGAGGATATTCATAAAGAAATATATAAAAGGTTAAACGATTTATTGTTAAAGTCAAATGATAACTTAGAGTTAAGTGGTTTTGCAACTATACAAAGAATGCAAGAGGGTATTGAGTTAAAGTGTCATACAGATCAAGACACAGACCCCTCAATATGCTATGCAACAATTCTTTATCTTAATGATGAATATTCCGATGGAGAGTTATTTTTTAAAAATATAGATTTAACCTTAAAGCCAAAAAAGGGATCATTAATAATTTTTCCAGGAACAGAAAAATATCATCATGGAGTCAAGCCAGTTGGTAAAGGGCCAACAAGGTATGTTTTAGTTGGATTTATTAAAGAACAAGATTTTTATCAAAAAAACAAATACCAAGGAAATGGAGAAAGATAATGAATAAAACAATTTTAGAGGAAAAAGTATACTACTATGAAGATGGTGTAAAAAACTTTGACCAACTAATGAAAACTATTAGTGAATTAGATGAACTAAATAACAATGAACGCTGGGAAAATTGGACATCATCTGGCGATAAAAAATTTATATATGGACAAACCAAAACATTTGATTTAAACCAAATAGAAAGAATGGATGAGCCATATAAGGAAAAAATGTATTATATTTATAAAACAATTATGGATTCTTTTTATGAAGTTTGCAAAGACTATGCAGAATCAATAGGCGATAAAGATGAGCCAAGACTGTTTCCAGTATTTAATATTAAAAAATATGATGCTGGTATAGGAATGGGAGCACATTTTGATCAACTTGATGGAGACAAAACATTAAGATATTCTTTAACTATGTATTTAAATGATGATTTTGACGGAGGAGAGATTTCATTTGTTTTGTCAGATTATGATGGTGTTTCTAAAAAACCACCCTCAGATTTAAATTATAATGTTGCTGTAGCAAAAAATCAAATTGATTTTGGAATAAAGCCAAAAGCAGGAAGTATTTTGATTTTCCCATCTGCAGCACCATATTATCATACTGCTCATATTGTAAAAAATAATTTTAAATATATGATCCCAGGACACTGGATTCACAACGGTATGGAATTAAATCAAGGAATGTAGAATTAATGAAAACTGCAATAGTAACTGGAGCAAGCAAAGGTGTGGGGCTGGCAACAGTTAAAAGGCTATCTGAAAATGGCTATAGGGTCATTGCAGTTTCAAGAAATCTATCAGAAGTCTCTAAACTAGAATCAGAGACTGTTGAGGTTTATCAATTAGACATTACAGACTTTAAAGCAATAAAATTATTTTTTGAAAAATATAAAGATATCACTTTAGACCTTTTAGTAAATAATGCTGGGGGTGGGGCTGGACCCACTTACATTATTAATGAGACTCCAGAAAACTTTAGAAAAGCCTATGATATAAATGTAACTGGCCCCATGTATCTGTCTCAACTGTTTGTTCCATGTATGCAAAAATCTGAATCTGCAACCATAATTTTTGTAACTTCTTTTGGTGGCAAGATTGCATACCGTGGTGGTGGAAACTATACTAATGCTAAGCGTGGTCAAAGAGGATTGATAGATACAATGAGACTAGAGTTTCCGCAATATAACATTAAAATAACTGAAGTTTGTCCAGCAACAATAGATACGCAAGAAGAAAAAAGAGATCAAGCATTAACTGCTGAAGACCTTGCAGAAGCAATTTTTTGGGTTGGATCATTGCCAAGTCATTTAAACATAAACCAAATAGAAATGTGTCATGTTAGTAGCAGTAAGTATGGATAGACAACCTTTGTTTATCTAAAGTGCTAACCCTTAAGGATACATCTATACCTTAAGTTTAAGCATGTTTTTATTCTTTAAATCATGATATACTTAAGACCACTTTGTAAAACTCAAAGTACTTATCTAAATTTGCTTAGAAAGGTAAATAAATGTCAGAAGTTTTTTCGTTTCGTCTATCAGAAGAATTTGTAAATAAATATAATAATGTTCCAGCACCATTTGGATTCTCAGATGCTGGATCTAACTCATTAGGAGAGATTACATTTATTCGTACATATTCTCGCATGAAAGAAGACGGCACAAAAGAACGTTGGCATGAAGTTTGTCGTCGTGTTATTGAGGGTATGTATTCAGTACAGAAGAATCATGCTAAAGATAATCGTTTACCTTGGAATGATAACAAGGCTCAGAAGTCTGCACAAGAAGCCTTTCAAAGAATGTTTGAATTAAAGTGGACACCACCAGGACGTGGACTATGGGCTTTCGGTACTCCTATGACCATGGAAAAGCGTAACTCTGCAGCCCTACAAAATTGTGCAATGGTATCAACAAGAGACATTGATCGCAACGACCCTGGTGCTTTATTTGCTTGGGTAATGGATGCATTAATGCTGGGTATTGGAGTTGGATTTGATACCCTTGGACAAGACAAACAAATGTCTATATATGCACCTACTGAGCCAGCATCTATTTATGAAATCCCAGATACTCGTGAAGGATGGGTTGAATCAGTTCGTCTTTTAATTAACTCATTTCTTCGCCAAAATCAACCTATTCAAGAGTTTACCTACGACCTTATCCGTCCTCTAGGAGCCCCAATTAAGGGCTTTGGAGGGGTAGCAAGCGGTCCAGCACCACTTATTGATCTCCATACACGTATTCGCAATGTAATTGGCTCTAGGGCAGGAGAACTATTAGATAGCCGTGCAATTGTAGACATTGTAAATCTTATTGGTACTTGTGTTGTTTCTGGAAATGTTCGTCGTTCTGCAACTCTTGCACTTGGAACACCAGAAGATGAAGGTTTTATTAATCTTAAGAATCCAGAAGTATTTCCAGACCGTAACTCCTACGATCCAACAAAACCAGGATGGGCTTGGATGTCAAACAATTCTATATCAGCAACAGTTGGAACAAAATATGAAGACTATGTAGATTTAATTGCAGATAATGGAGAGCCAGGTTTTATTTGGCTAGATGTTGCCAGAGAGTACGGTAGATTAAAAGATGCACCAGATTATAAAGATTCCAGAATCATGGGATTCAATCCTTGTGCGGAGCAGCCATTAGAATCATACGAACTTTGCACACTTGTAGAGGTGCACTTAAATCGTCATGAATCTAAGGAGGACTTCCTCAAGACATTGAAGTTTGCATATCTTTATGGAAAAACTGTAACACTGATGCCAACACATTGGCAGCAAACAAACGGTATTATGCAAAGAAACCGTCGTATTGGAACATCGCTCACTGGGATTGCTTCTTTTGCTGATAACAGTGGACTTCCAGCATTACGTGAATGGATGGATGAAGGGTATCAAAAAATTCGTCACTATGACCACAAGTATTCTGAGTGGCTATGTGTTCGTGAGTCAGTTCGTGTAACTACAGTCAAGCCTTCAGGATCTGTATCACTTCTCTCTGGAGCAACTCCTGGAGTTCACTGGGGTCCTGGAGGGGAATTTTATCTTCGTGCTATTCGTTTTGGCAATACTGATCCAATGATGCATTTATTTAAAGCAGCGGGGTATAAGGTTGAAGATGACCTTGTATCAGCAAACACATCAGTTGTATATTTCCCAGTAGCATCTGGACACAAACGTGCAGAAAAACAAGTAAGCCTATTTGAAAAAATTGGACTTGCAGCAACTGCTCAAAAGTATTGGTCTGATAACGGTGTTTCTGTAACTTTGTCATTTAATAAAGAAGAAGAGACAAAGTTTATTGCACCAGCACTTAACATGTATGAAGGACAGTTAAAGGCTGTTTCATTCTTACCAATGGGCAATAAGACTTATCCGCAGCAACCATATACTGAGATTTCAAGAGAGGCGTATAATGCCTATGTTGGAACAATTGGAAAGATTGATTGGTCTGCAATTTATGACGGTAAAGATAATTTAGATGCTGAGTCTGAAAAATATTGTTCAACTGATGCTTGCGAGATTAAATTATATTAAGACGTATCCTGCTATAATAAGGGGATAGGAGAGTAATGTCTAGCCCATCAAATTTATACGCAGAAAAGGTTTTTAGTGAACACCCAATGGCTCTTTGGGCACTAGACGATAAACTTGACTACGTTAGCCTTATTTCAGAAGCGCAAAGAAATATACTTACACTTTGGGATGAAACAGGCTGTACTCTTTCAGCAGGTACTGGATTAACAGGTGAGCCATTTCCAGATAGTTACACTACAAAAGTTAGTTGTAGCATACCAGTTGGGGCTACAAATGAGGCTGTATTAAAAAGCCCAGAGATAATGAATTTTCAAGATCTAGACTTAGAACTTGGAACATTTTGTATTGGAACACATTTTTATTCTGGAAGCGTTTATCTGGAGTCAGTCTCTATAGGATATGAGTATACAGATACAACAACTTCACAGGTTGTGCAAAACCTAAAAACTTTTAATACCTCAATATCAAATCAGTGGGGTTTTATATCTGAGACATTTGAAATACCAAACGAAAATACAAATTTTAAAGTAGTTATAGAAGTAGTTACTAATACTGGTGGAGACAATATAAATGACTATGAGTTTTATTTTAATGGAATATCTTTGGGTCAGTGGTCTGAAGAATTTAACGTAGTATCTTTAGGTATATACCCAGAAAATTTTCCAGCAGAAATTGAACTAACTACAAGTAGCAGCGTAATTCCAGCACCAGCATATGGAATATCTTTTGACACTGGGTATTATCTTGTAAATGATAACTCATTAGTGGCAAAAAATACTGGAGTTCCTTTGGTTTTTGGTGCATCAAATGTTACAAAACTATCGCCTAATATAGATGGAGACCCTTCGTTTATATTTCCTGGCAAAGGATTTTTACATGAAAATGGAAGACATAGTGATTACACTGTAGAGTTTTGGGCAAGAATAAACTCAGACTCTAATGACACTAAAAGAATTTTTGGACCAATAGGAAGTGAAGATGGACTCTATGTAGAAGGTGGATTCCTAACTCTTTTAATTGGTGGCAAGTTTAGTTCTCATTTTGTCGGGGAATGGTTTAGACCAATGCTAATCCATATCAGGTTAATTACTGATAATGCTACAGTATTGATTAATGGAGAACAAGTAATATCATTAGACTTTGTTACATCAAGCATATCTTTGCCAGAAATAACTGGAGAAGATTGGCTTGGATTTTATGCTTATACCAATGTAAATCCAATAGAGATTGATTGTGTAGCCATCTACTCATATCAGGTTGCAAATGTTGTAGCAAAAAGAAGATATGTATACGGTCAGGGTGTGGGATCATCAGAAAGTATTGATTCTGCATTTAGTGGAACTTCTGCATTTATAGATTATTCTTTTGCAGATTACACAGCAAACTATAACTACCCAGATTTTGCACAGTGGCAACAAGGATCATTTGACAATCTATCAACAACTGCAACTGCACTAACAACACCACAATATTCCTTGCCAACAATATTTACTGGAACAAAAACATTGCAAGAACTATACGATGACTCAGATGATATATATCAAAACCTCACTAGTGGATACCTGGGCACAGACAGTCACTTTATATCCTTAAATCCAAACTCAACTTGGAATAATGATGGCGCATACATTAACTTTGGAAACTTTAATATTTTAAATTCACAAGTTGCATGTTTGTATGGAGTCTTTCAAGCAAACAACCAAGGCAGTGGAGGAGATGAAGACGAAGAGGTATTATTTAAAATATATAACCAAAGCACAGGAAACTACTTTTCTATTAATGTAGATGGATTGGATGTTGTATATTCTTTGTATTACTCAGGGACATCTCAAGAAATATATCGTACAGATGAGTTTGAAGTTGGAGAACTTTTTGCTGCTGGAATTAATATTCAAACACTTGTAAATACATTTGGTGGCAATCTTGCAACATTCTTTGGTAATCAAAACTCCCTAAGCCTTTATGTTGGTGGAGATAACTCTGGATCTAAAACCTTTAGAGGCTACATCTTTTCTATTGGATTTTCAACAGAGTTAAACTCAAACTCAATATCTAGTTATTTTGATGATAGTGGAATTGCTACTATTGATACCTATGTCGGTAGTGGAGTTGAGTCATCTGAAAATGCACTAGCACTATTATCACATACAGCAAGTTATACTCTTTTGCCAACATACGCTTATGGAAGTTTATTCTTAGATATTGGAGTTTCTGGATACTGGGAAGACTATATGCCACTATCCTATTTTGGACAATATGTTCAAAACGATGTTGGAAATTCTTTTTATGATTTAGATTTTTTACAGTTTAATATTGGATACCCATCACCATCAAGCCTACTTGAATCAGAAACAACAGGGTCTTGGACATATGAAGAACTATCTAGTTCATATTCACTTCCAACTCAAAGAACATATCAGCAACTAGACAACTCACTACTTACTGGCTGGAATAATTATCAAGATCTTAAAGAAAAATCGTTAAAGTATTATGAGTATAATACTGAGAGTTCAGCAATTAGAAGTTATGTTACCTTTCAATATATTACTGATGGAGCAAACCTATCACAAGATAATTTTACAACAACCATTCCTGCAAAAGAAAATGCAGTAGTTGATGTTTCTGACTACTCTTCTTGGTCAACTACAAAATTTGAGGTTGTTGACAATACAATAATTTATCCAAGAAAAGACGTTGACTTTAATAGTTTAGCAATTGTTTATCATCTTGATTTTAATATTCGTGGAATACTAACAAAGCCAATACTATTAAGAAAACTTGAACTTGCATCACAAGCATTAAACGATAATTCATTTAATCCCATAGGAACAAGGTTTGGAACAGACCTATTCCCATATAAACGCTCTGGGCTATACTATGATTATAAATCAAATAACCCGTTTAGTATTTATAAGGGAAGCACCCCATACCTATACATGAACAGAACATCTGGAATACAGGTTCGTGGAGATTTTGACTCAAACTTTGATCGTGGAATTTCAATGCCAATTAATCAGTCTCTTGCAGAAAATTATAGAGTAAGCGCAATGCAGTCTTGGATAAGATATGATCAAGAATCATTTACAGTAACCCCAATTCCTTTATTTGAAATAAAGCATAAGGCAGATACTATTGTTTTCTTTGTTGTAGCAAATGATGAAACTGGTCAGCGTGGTAGGGTTTATGCTAAAAATAAATCAGACAACTCAGATTTTCAGGGGATATCTTATTATCTTAATGGAACACTTGTAAGAGAACCAGTATTAACAATTAAAGAATGGTCAGCCCTTGGACTTAATTTTGGAGAAGCAATAAACTTTGACCTATTTATTGGGTCAGTTAACCTAAATAGTCCAGCGTTGTTTAATAATGTTGCATATTATCAGGCCAATAACCTTCAGCAGTTACAGTCTACACTCAATAGACCATGGCTCAAGGTTAAGCAAGATGGTGCTACAAATATAAATTGGTCTTACTGGCTAAATAACTACACTTGGGAAGGCGTTCTAGTTATTTCTGCCTCAGCCCTATATGGAGTTAACGCTCAAGATGTATATAAAGCCTACATTGGAACTAATAAGATTATCATTGATGATGAAGAAGGAATGATTTTTGACGCAGATAAGATGAAAATCTACAATGACACAACATGGTCAATATCTGTTGGCTCACCAGTGTAATCTGGTATACTTGTGGTTATGGATTCTTTATTTAGCCCAAAAACTGGCAAACCAATTGTTGAAAATGTAAGACGCAAGGTCATTGATAAGCATTATGACTGGGGTCTATACGTATACAAGAAGTCAAACGGAAAGTGGTTTACTGATGGAACGGGTTCTGTATTAAACATTCCCGCTCAAAAAGGTGACATCTCAAAGATTGCAGAACTTAAGAAGGCTGCAATATTCAATGGCGACGATGGGGAAGGTACAGCACACTTTGTTGCTGGATTAACCAGAGTATCTGAAGAAGAATATTCAGAACAAAAAGATAGAATGAGACAGGGTTTAATTCCAAATGTTAATGACTTAGGCGCTATCGCTGATGCACAAAAAACATTAAAAACACACGGAAGGGATGCGTACGAAAATGACTGATGACGATGACTTCCAGTATGTAAGAGCAAGTTTAAATACTCAAGAGCAAGAAGAAAGTCAATTTAATTTAAATGACCCATTTAATAAAAACTGGGAAGAGTTACAAAAATACTCTGGCCTAGATCAAAACTTCCGTCGTCGTGTAGCAAGACAAGTAAGCAAAGCAATAACTCCAAATGAAGCATATTTAGATTCTGCAAATGCAGTTCCGTCTGGAGTAGATGCTGGATCAAAGGCTCTTAATCCTGGAACGGTATACAGAAATGGATACGGTCTATTTGACGTAATCACACCACCATATAACATGTACGAACTTGCAAACTTCTACGATACCTCTTTTGCTAACCACGCTGCAATTGATGCAAAGGTAGAAAATATTGTAGGTCTCGGATATCGTTTTGACATTGCAGATAGAACTGCACTTAGACTAGAAATGTCAGAAGATGAATCAGCAACTGAAAGAGCAAGAAGTAGAATTGAAAGAGCCAAGATTGAATTACGTGACTGGCTAGAAAACCTTAATGATGATGATAGTTTTACAAAGATCATGGAAAAGGTTTACACAGATGTTGAAGCAACTGGAAATGGATTTATTGAAGTTGGAAGAACAATCAAGGGCGAGATTGGTTACATTGGACATATCCCAGCAACCACTGTTCGTGTTCGTAGACTTAATGATGGCTACCTTCAAATTATTGGTCAGGCTGTTGTTTATTTCAGAAATTTTGGTGCAAATAATCCAAACCCAGTAACAGCAGATAGCCGTGCAAATGAAATTATTCATCTTAAGTCATACTCTCCACTAAACACATACTATGGTATTCCAGACATTGTTTCTGCAATGCCATCTCTAATTGGAGATCAACTTGCTTCAAGATACAACATTGACTATTTTGAAAATAAAGCAGTGCCACGATACATCATTACTCTAAAGGGTGCAAAACTATCTGGAGACGCAGAAGATAAGATGTTTAGATTCCTTCAGACTGGTCTAAAGTCTCAGTCTCACAGAACTCTATATATTCCACTTCCTGGAGATACAGATCAAAACAAGGTTGAGTTCAAGATGGAGCCAATTGAAAACGGTATCCAAGATGGATCATTCAAAGAGTATCGTAAGCAGAATCGTGATGATATTTTAATTGCTCATCAAGTACCTATTTCAAAACTAGGTGGATCAGAGTCTGGACTTGCAGCAGCGCTTTCTCAGGATAGAACATTTAAAGAACAGGTATCCCGACCTGCCCAACATCATCTTGAGAAGGTAGTGAACAAGATTATTAAGGAAAAGACAGATGTTCTTGAACTTAAGTTTAATGAACTAACCCTTACTGATGAGATTGCACAATCTCAAATTCTTGAAAGATATGTTAAGACTCAGGTCATGACTCCAAATGAGGCTCGTACAGCACTTGATTTGCCACAGAGAAAAGATGGAGATGTTCCATTTGTAATGACTCCAAGACAAACAACGGATGCTAGAGCAAACCTTGCTGGTAATCGCCAAAGAGATGCAGAAAGAACAAATAGCCAATCAGATGGTGAAGCAACTCTTGATGGACGCAATCCACAGGGCGAGGGCAGAGCGTCTCAATAATTGAGAAATCTCTAAAAACATTTGGTATAATGGATTCTGATATGATAATAAATAAGGCAAATTGGACGACGGACAAAGATAGTGTTCGCCTGTCAATGCCTATTGGCAAGGTAGACGTAGAGCGCCGTATGGTCTCTGGTTTTGCATCCCTAGATAACATTGACAAGCAAGACGACATTGTTACAGCAGACGCAAGCGTTAAAGCCTTTAAAAATTTCAAGGGAAATTTAAGAGAAATGCATCAGCCATCAGCAGTAGGCAAGATGGTTTCATTTAAAGAAGACCGCTACTTTGACCCAAATTCAAAGAAGTTTTATAACGGAGTTTATGTATCTGCTTATGTTTCAAAGGGCGCACAAGATGCCTGGGAGAAAGTCTTAGATGGCACATATAGTGGTTTTTCTATTGGTGGCAATATTAAGGTTTGGGACGATGCATATAATGCAGACCTAGACAAGTCAATTCGCATTATCAAAGATTATGATCTTTATGAATTATCACTAGTTGATAGCCCAGCAAATCAATTTGCAAGCATTATTTCTGTTGAAAAAGTAAATGGTCAGAATGTTCTAACTGGAACATCTGCAGACACTGTTATTGAAAATGTTTTTTACGATTCTGAAAACGGTATCGTATTAGTATCTGACTCAGAAGCAGAAGCAAGCCCAGTCAGTGGTAAGAACATGGAAAACATTGGTTTTGTAGAAAAGAATGATGACGAAAAAGCAAACATGATAAAGTTCTTAGTTGATA